GCAGATGAGCTTCCTCAGCGGCGGTAGTCTGTATGGGTGGCTGTATCAGCTCAGCTTCGACCTCACGCTCTTTGCCAACGCCTATCTGCACCGACGCAAGACCCGATCCCGGCTGATCGGGGGCACGACAGCCAGGACCATCGCCTTCTACGACCCGCTACCGCCGGAAGCGGTCTTCCTGCACCTGGACAAGGACCGCCGGGTAGAGAAGATTCGCGTCGGGTCCGACGAGTACCCGGCCGGTGAGGTGATCCACCTGGCCACGAACCGGCCGTCAGGACATCTGCTTGGGATCTCCCCGCTGTTCCCTGTGCTGGAAGACGCGCGGTTGCTACGGGAGATGGAAGACATCACCAGCGAGATGGTGCTGAAGAATCTCCACCCGATATTGCATGGCAAGGCTGGTGGAGACAAGGCTCGCGGAGTTCAGAAGGACATCACCGAGCTGGACAAGAAGCTGCGGGAAATGGACCACCACAGCGGGTTCATTGTGACGGATGGTCAGACCGAGCTGAAGCTGATCGGTGCTGAGTCCAGAGCCCTGCGCATGGAGGGTCTGCTGAACTTCTTCCGGGCCAGGGCTTTCGACGGTCTGAATCTGCCGCGGGATCCGGACAAGGCACAGACCACGGTTACCCCCGGCATGCGTACTCGGATCGAAGCCATCCGTATGGGCATCCGTTGTCTGGAGACGACGGTCTTCTACGAGCTGCTCTACGAGATGGGCTACGACCCGATCCGCAATCCTGGACATGTCGTACGGATCCTCTTCAACCCGATGGACCCGGATGCGCAGATCAAGGAAGAGAACCACGCTATGCAGACCTACGTCCAGGGTACGAAGGGTCTGAACGAGGTGCGGCTGAGTATTGGGCTGCCTGTAGCGGACGACGTCCCACCCGGAAGCATCGAGGACTTCCGGTACAAGCGGGTGGACATCCCCCTCGCTGAGATCAAGGCGCTGTCATTCAATCGCCCAGCAGGCAGCGGGCAAGGCTAATCTACTAGCCACCGGAACAGGAATTGCCATGGACCGACAACGGTTCTATGAAACGGAGATCCCGCGAGACGGGCAGCTGATCATTCGCCATGCTGCTGCCGCGCACCGCTGGGTGCCGTCTGGGCCGGCGGATGAGGCTGCTGCAGCAGCCCTGTACACCCGGCTACCGGACAAGCTGCATACGTCGTTCGAGTGCATCCACGGCAACTCCGTCACGCTCAACTACACGTACTACCCGAACAAGCAGCTGCGGGGAGACGGCGTCTCCACTGGCTACGTCAGCTGGACGACACCGTACCCAACGCCGCTGATCAAGAATCACGACGTGGCTGAGGAGCCGCTGGGGCGCTGCGCGGAGGCGGCCTACCGGGAGACGAAGAAGATCGGCCGGGTCGAGGCGATCTACGAGATCACCGATCCGGATACGATCCTGAAGGTTTTGGATGGGCGCTACCTGACCGTCAGCGTGGGGGGCCGTACGACTGAGTTCCGGTGCTCCATCTGCAACAAGAACTGGCTCAACTACGACGAGTTCATGGAGTGTCCGCACGTCAGGTCGGAGACCTACGAGGACGAACTCTGCTACTTGATCGTGGGGCCCTATACCAACGATGAGCTGTCATGGGTCAACTGCCCAGCCGACCAGCTGGCACGGGCGATCACTCCAAACGTCGAGATCGGCCTTGGCGAGGAGTGGTACAGGGTCGGGGATCCTGCGCTGGTCGAGCGCCTAAACACACGCGTGTTTCCGGTACCGTCCATTGTCAGTGCAGTGCAACCGCACGCCGACGACGCGAAGCTGGAGGAGCGTGCTGGCGATCTGCCGCTGGCTGACAAGGGACGTACATGGGACGGTGCCGCGGCCAAGACCAGGATGCTGGACGCAGCTACCACGGACGGTAAGATCAGCCGCAGCAAGGCTGCACGCGGCTTCTGCGCGGTCCTGGAGAACGGCAGTCAGCGGGCCCACTACAAGCTCCCCTTCGCCGATGTGATTGATGGCGAGCTGAAGTGCGTCTACCGCGGCTGTACCGCAGCGCTGGGCAGGCTTGGGCAGACCGATGGTCTGTCTGACAAGGAACGTACGGCCATCCGCGGATTCCTCTTTGAGCAGATCGCCCGATTCAACGGCGACGAGGATGAAGCGGTAGACGATAGCATCGTAGCCCCCGACCAGGGGGAGGAGACCGAGGAGGATGGCAGCATGACCATCGAAGAAGTCCTCGCCATGGTGGAGGGACTCGCCACGCGAGTGAGCGATCTCCAGGCCCTGGTCGAGGAGCTGACTGTGCGGCAGACAGTAGCGGTAGAGCAAATCAAAGCTCCGATCGTGGAGCAGCAGGAGGCAGTCGCGTCGGAACAGGGAGACACCAGCGAGGTGACCGATGATGGCAGCACGGTCGTATCGGACCTGCCTCCCGGCTCCGGCCTCACCGTCATGTCGTTCCCGACTCAGAGCGCAGACGTCCTGGCGCGCATCGCTGCGACCATGCAGTTCGCTCTGGGTGATACGGATGATCTGGCCGAAGCTGCCGCGCAGCTTGCTGGCCGGTCCATCGAGACGCTCATCGTGACACTGGAGGACCTCAGCAAGCGCCTGGCGGCAGCTCCGAGTGATCAGTCCGCTGCAGACCAGGCCAGCGTCGAGGTGCTGAGTAGCATGGAGGGCAACACCGTAACGCTCGAAGAGGCTGTAGGCAGTGGGGAGAGCAGCACTCCCGATCTGCTGCCGGGCGTGCCGCGAGCAATGCGGGTGCATGTCCAGTGAGGTCCTGCCTCCTGGCAGAACGAAGGAGTGAGACGCCATGAATCCGTACGGTTTCCTGGGAGGCGGGGTCGACCGTGGTGCGGTCGAAGCCAGCGGTGAGTACATTCGCAGCAGCCAGCTCGGTGAGAGCGTGGTCCTCGGGCAGGACTACACGCTCAGCCCGACGCTGAGTCCGGTTGCGCGTGACTCGACCTCGCAAGAGCTGATTGTAATCGCCCGGGGCAAGATCCTGACGGTCGACACGACCGATCTGACGGGAACCCCGGCTACGATCTCGATCTGCAACGCGAGCACGCCGCCCGTGGGTGTGGCTGGTGTACCGTACATGCGGCAGCGCTACTACAGCATGGCCAACCCCGTGCCGGCGCCGGTCCGCAACGTGCAGATCACCATGCCGTACATCGCTGCGGTGAACGACGCGTCGGGTGACATCGTCGCCGGCAGCTGGCTCAAGTCCGACGCCAGCGGCAACTTCATCAAGTGGACCTCCGGTGTGGATTCGCCCGAGCTGGCCATCGGCCGGCTGGACATCCTGGACCGGCGAGCCGGCGCCACGCCGGGCTGGCTCAAGTGGCTCAGGACCGAGTTCCCTGACTGGGCCATGGGCCTGGAGTACCCGCAGAACTACACCACCACGGTCACGGCTGATGGCGACACCAACATTGCGGTGGCGACGACTGCTTCGACGGTGTCCTGGCAGGGCGAAACGGTCACTCTGGGCCAGACGCCAGCCAGCTCGCTGCACGCAGTCTACAGCTCCGGCGGGAACCAGAAGTACCTGCTCAGCCACGGTCGGCTGAACATGAACATCCCGGTCACCATCTGGGTGGCTGGTGTGACCATGTCCAAGGAGGACATCTCCGGTATCTCCGGACACGGTGACGGCTACGCCTACGTGGTGGATCCTGTCAAGGGCTTCATCCTCTTCGCCACAGCCGTGGCGACGACTGCGACGGTGCAAGCAGCCTACGCGTACGAAGCGGACTACGCCGCAGGGCTGATGTTCGGTGGTGGAATCCTGGGCCTGACCGACGGCTACACCTCCGGCATGGGTGCCGGCATCGAGCCGTGGATCGACCAGCTTGGGGCGACTGGCCGGATGAAGATCTGGCTCTTCTGAGGTCCCCGAAGACGAAGAAGGAGCATCTCATGACTGTCTATGAGAAGATCCTGGAGCAGCTCCGGGGTCGCCAGAAGGACGAGAACGAGCAGCGGGCAGCCGAAGCCTGCACGATCCTGCGCCGACGGATCGATCCAAGCTACGACCGGCGTCTGCAAGCGATCGAGTCGGCGGAGGAATTCAGCGCGTGGGAGCACGCGCGTCGCAGCCTGCCGCGGCTCACCGAGCTGCTGAAGACCGACGATGCCAAGGCTCTCATCCGCCGCGTCGTGCAGGACGTGCTGGTCGAACCGGTCGAGCTGCAGTGCATCGGGCAGGACGTCCTGTTCCCGAAGCTCAGCGTGGACAACACGGGCAGCACGATCGAGCTCATCCTGACGGATGGCATCGTAGCGCAGCTGGTCAATGAGGGTGAGCCGATGCGGGCCACCAACATCGACGTCAGCAAGGCTCGCTGCGAGGTGAAGATCATCTCGTCCGGCGTGCAGATCGCCATCACCCAGCGGATGGTCCAGGAGTCGTCCTACGACATCGTTGGAATGCACTACCGCGCTGCGGCGGGTGCCCTCCGGCGGTTCAAGGAGGAGTACATCTGGAAGCTGGTCACCCAGGCCGCGTATCCGATCTTCAACAACACGGATACCACGCGGGCCTACAAGGGGGCCACGACCGGTGTCAACGCCTCGAACACGGCCAACTACACGCTGACGCAGCTCGACTTCGTCGACCTGCTGGCGGGTATCGTGAATCACGGCCTGGTGCCGACGGACTGGCTGTTCCATCCGCTGGCGTGGAGTGGTCTGGCCAAGGATCCGCTGCTCCGTGTTCTGCTCGACCTCGGATGGCCGACCGGGCAGCCTGTGCCCACGCCCGACATGGTGAAGGTGCCGTACGCGATCCAGCCGCACATGGTCCCATGGCTCAACTCGAACGTCGCTACGAAGTCGGCGTCCGAGGCGTTCAAGACGGACATGCTCGTCTTGGACCGCAACGAGTCTGCTGTGCTCATCCAGCAGCAGGAACCGACCATGACGGACTGGGAGGATCCGGCGACGGACGTCTTCATGGCCAAGTGGGTGGAGCGATGGGGCGTCGCGATCAAGCGCGCTGGCGCTGGCATCGTCTCGGCTGTGGACGTCGTGGCCGACGCCAACTACGGGCCTGTCCCGATCGTCAAGTCGGTATCCTGACCCGCAGGGCGAAGGTAGTACGGCCCCTCGGGGTTCCCTCCTCGGGGACTCCGAGGGGCCGCTCACTTTAAGGAGAGCCCTGAGATGCGAGCCATCGTCGTCAAGTCGTCGACTCCCCAGGGCTCCAGCAGCCACGACGCAGCGTCGCCAGTCACGCTGACCTTCAACTACGCCATCGACACGTCGGTGATGACGCAGCACGTGTCGGTGATGAATACCGACACGCACAGCCTCGCGCCGTTCACACTGACCTGGTACGCGCTCGA